TTTCGAAGTTTTTTTTATTTTTTTTTGCCTCCGCCGAATCGTCCCCATCGGCAAACGACGTCCCGCGGAGGTTTTTTTTCCAGAAACGGTGTGGATCTTCGCCCCAAGAACCACAGGCAAAGGAGATCAGGCAGAGGACGGGGAAAGACACCACCGACCCCATCAACTGCCCGCGGCGCTGCTCCAACAACCGAGTGCCGCCAGCGTTGTACGTACATGTTCGTGTAGTACAAGCGCAGAGATCCCTCCACACCGCTTCTTTTTCTTCTTTTTTTGTAAATAACTTGGAGCACAGCTCCTCCATAGAGACTTCAAAGAGTCGAGAGTCCAGGAGATCAGTCGCCGACTCAAGATCGCCAGACAGGAAGCACGTCTGGGGGTTCACGCCCTTGAACCCGTCGTTCTCCGCCACCCATGCGGGAACGCCGTTCTTGAATATAGACCAGCGACATTCACTCACTATGTTACCCATCAACTTGTTGATCCAGCGGTACCGTTCGGTCCAGAACGCTCCTACCGACACGACACGGATCTTAGCCCCATCTAAGATTGCCGCTGGCTCAACGTAGTTTCCGGGAACACGTTCTCCCGCCTCCGTCTCCACGAGGCTCTCACTGTACATAGTTCCAAGTTCCAACCCCACACCTTCAGGAATGACCCAGTCATCTCCCCATACCCTTTTCTTCCGCAGAAGGGCCCTGTTCCACTCGTCCATTTTCCACTGATCCTCTTCCGTCCGAGGCCCGAATGGCTCGTCCGAAAGGGGACAGGGGATCGTGAACTCGCGGTTCAAGGTACGATCTGCGAGGATGTGCCCTACTTTCCCACCGTGGTTACGGGAGAGTTCGAGGCAGGCGCCCTTCGGTTTATCAAAGGTCGCCGAAACATCCTGGGGGGAGAGAGACTGGAACAACGCTCGGGAAACCCACCGAACGTAGTCAATCATTTCCGGGTCCGCCGGTTCGGGGTTGTCGGTGTAGACGCGGGATCTGAAGTCCGCAAGCGATTTCTCGCAGTCCAGATACGTTTTCCCGCCGAGTGCTTTCCTCAAGAGATACAGAGAGAAAAGCTGTGATGGTGTCGTGATCGTCGCACCATTCACCTCGGTAGGAAGACGCAATGAACTTTTGTCTCCATAGTAACCACCCATGGATCCAAATTGCTTCTCCATTTCTTCGTCC